TTGCCGTAAATAATTGCAGGGGTTTCTTGTGCCACCTCTTTATTTACTTTTGACATTAGTATAGTGGCTAAAGTTTTAGCTAGAGAACTCATTTTAATGCCTCATTTTGTAATCGAACTGCGTCATCGTAATCATTAACCACAGGCACATCGGCAGCACCACCAAAGTATTCTGAGTCATGCACAAAGAAGACTACATCTGGTTCGCCATTGTTGTATTTTGAAAAAGCGTTTTTATCCCATCCAGGTGGGGCAAATTCATCATTCCAGGGAAGACGAGCCACTGGACGGAATCCAACCAACTCGTAAATATATGGCAAGTAGGTATCAAAGGCATCTAGCTTTTTGCCGCCAGCTTGAACTGCCGCTTGAAGCATTGAGTAAGATCCACTTTTAGGCTCACTAGGAGAAGCAAACACCGCTACGATGTCGCCATCAGGCTTTATTGCAAAGCCGCTGCCAGATTCTGTTCTAAATAATTTAGATGATGCAAGGTCTTCTGAGCTTTTAATTTCAACTTGCGCTCCAAGCCTGTGGCCTGACATCGCACTTGTCATATCAGCGTTATAAGATGCGGCACTAGATGCTGAATCTACCTGATTAATATTAGGTAAAGACAAGCCTGCCGATTGGTATTTTGCTAGGGTATCTGTATCAGGAGTAAAGCTTAAAAGCCCATCTCCTCCATATCCTTCGATAGCTCCTCTTTGGTAAGGCCCGTATGCTTCTTTAGAACGTCCTGCATTACTGACTCCCTGACCGATACCTCCTGCGGCTGATTGTCGGTTTTGGTCGGCTCTAAAGGATCTAAGGAAGTCATTTTTTCGTCCTGAAATGGTGTTTCCACCTGAGACAGCCCTGACAGTGCCCGATTGAAGCGATCCATCTGCGTTGGCGTTTTCAAATTGTTTTGCTGCTTCATCTAATTTGCTCCTGTTAACTTCTGGACTAGCAAACCACGGCCCTTCTTTAGAAGCTGTGACCTTAAATCCTGTTGGTATAATACCATTTTTTGGATTCTTTATAAACTTTTCAAATTCTTTTTGTCGCTCTGGAGTCATTCTAACAATGCCACCATTTGACAATGGATACTCTTGAATAGAGCCATTGACAGTTTGTCTATACGTTACTCCAGAAGAGAAAGTTCCAGGCTTTCCTTCTGTTACTGAACCTCCTATGGCATTACCAGACCTAACAGACTCAAGTGTGCTATGGGATACTGGCTGATTACCCTCTATAAGCCAAGATTCCCAGTGCATTCGGCTTAAGCTTGCATCTTGAGGGCGACCAAGTAATCGATAAGCCTCAGTAACAGTATCGGCTAATCCATTTTCCAACATCTCAGTAATCATCAAGCCTCTTGGACCAGCAACAATATTACTTAAGCCTCCCTTATCTATGCCATCGTAAATGTTTTTACCATCATATCGTCCGTCATCCCATAAGTGTCGAGATTGGATTCGGTCCATTACCAATAAATCATCTTTGCCGCCAACAAGAGACAAGAATGATACAACTTTATTGTCAATACCAGCCTTGTTAGTTAACTCAAAAAACTTACGCCTGACTTGTGGTCCAGAGGCATTAGGGTCTGCCAATAAGTCATGCAATTGTTTTAATGCAGTAGTCTTAGTTCCTTCCACATCTGAAACTTTGGATAATTGCATTAACAAATTTCCTGTCGCATTAGCGTTCATTGTGACTTGTTTTCCAGGTGATCCTTCTGGAAGACTTGTTGAAGTCATTTGCTTCCATGCTACAAGATCAGCCTCAGTAAAGGTTCCATTAATTGTTTTCTTAATAAACGGAGTTGCACCCTCAAGAATATCTAAAAACGCACCTTCTTGCTGCATTGGCCCTGCACCACGCGATAATATACCCCAAGTAAATAACCTAGCTGTCATGTCTTGACTAGCTTGACCTGTGTTGTATATGCTTTTAATTTCATTTACATATTCAAAACCTTCATCCACGGCAGCTTTCATTTCTGGGCTTAATTGCTTTAACTTAGTAGCTAATGCCTGTGGGTCTTGTGTGTACTTTATAGCCTGCGATGGTGGTGCTGGTAAAAAGTCGCCTCCAAAAGCTTGAGCTTCCGTGCTTAGCCAGTTTTGCTCTGATGCCAGCGATAGTGGGTTATCTGCTAAAACTGTATCTATGTTAGCCATTAGAGAGGCTGTGTTGCTTGGAGTAAATGACTGAACTATTGGTATTGAAGGTTTTTCACCAGTTCCCGAAACCAATAGCAATGGAGGCATAGCGTGACCCTTTGCGTTATCTAATGGAACCGCTAGTGCTTGTGGAACCCCTGGCTCAGTCGTGATAGGCGCATCAGTCCCAGGAGTCATGTCTGGACCATCTGTAGGCCCAAAGCCAGAGTTTAACTGCCCAGGCTTGTACATCTTATCTGTAATAGCCCCAAGGCCATCCCAAGCTCCCTTAGCTATTGCAGGCGCATTAGGTAGGACCGCACCAAATGTACCGCCTATACCAGCAGATAAAGCATTTAAGCCCTCATCTTGCTCAGTTTGTTGGCTAAAGTATGGGTTGTCACTAGCATTAATTATTGCTTGTTGGTAAATGCGGCTATAGGCATCACCAAATACAGCCCCTTCTAGGCTCATGGCTAATGATGTTTCAAGTCTGTTTCTCATTTGAGATTTAAGACCTTTCTTGCCTAAATATCTAAGCCCTTGAGATGCTAGTGCAGCAATACCTCCAAGGCTAGATGGATCTGCAACCATTGCTTGGCCCATACGCGCTGCTTCATTTACATTGTCCATGTCCATCGCTGTATAGGCATTAGACAGGTGCAGGAATGCTAACTTCTGGTCAGGTGTCGTTTGATCACTTTCCATTAACTCCATATAGCCGTACAAACCTATTTCATCTTGATTAGACATATAGCCTTTTGTAGACATATCCAAAGGGTTGTACTTATAAGACATATCTTGCAAGAAGTTGTTATCAGCTTGAAAAATACTGTGGTTAAAGCGGCCCATTTCATCAATAAAATAGCCAACTAGGTCATAGTCAGTGCCCTCATACTCTTGGCCTTGCCGCATCTGAAAAAGCGTCTTTGATGCCGTAAGAATATCTTCATCAGGGTTAACTTTGGCCTCCTCCTCTTTTACATCACGAAATCTTTGGCCTACTGCCTCAGTTAGCTTTAGGTTTGTCTCATGCTGCTGATCTGCTTGTTCTTGACTTGCTCTAGCCATGTCATCAGCTTGTTGCAATTCGCCAGGGTCCACGTTCCATACACTGCCGCTCATACGATGACTCCAAGCTCTTTAGCTAATGACATAATGTTTATCTGAGATGTTCTAATGTAATCGCTTGATGAAGGTGTAATTTGATTCTTCTCACTCCAGGCATCAATCATAGTTCTTCTTTCTGTCGAGCCACCTTTAGTTTTATCTATGATTTCTTGGATGGTGTTAGGAACAGTAATTGCAGACGGAAGTGGCTTGCCTATCTTAGATTCTTCAATTATTTGAATAGCCACGTCTATTGCAGATAATACTTTTAAACCAGGAGGTAATTTACTAATACGATCATATAACTTGGTAAGCGCGGCACTGTTTTCTGCACTAGCCTGCCCCATGAAATTTTGCAGTGGTGTACCTTTAAGCGGAAAAGCAGCCTTTAATCGTCTAAATGCTTCTCTACCCTCTTGGGAAGACACCCAATCCAAGTCTTTATCTTCTGCGTCATTAAACTTATCTAAGTCAGCAAGAAGCTTAATGCGAGATTCACGGGTTAGCATTTCATTGTTTAAAATATCAATGGCTGTGTAGCTTCCAATATTTGTTTTAATCTGTGAGAACTCAGACCAATCATCTAAGGCTGGCCCCTTCTCTTCTTCAATAAGGCGTTTGCTAAGAGTTTCATGGTATTTAGGGGTTATTTCTTCAGTAATAAGCAGTTGGTCAATCTCGCTTTGATTGTCTAAGTCGCCCACTACAATTCTTTTTAACGTGTCTACATAAACGCTTTCTTGTTGGTCATCAAAGTCTTTATCAATTTGAGTCTCACGCTGTGTAATCGATGTGAAAGCAGACTGAATGGCAGACTGTGTTAGGTATGGGTCATCGTTATTAAACAATGAGAGTCGAATAGCATCTAAATCTGAGTCGCTGTCAGTGGCTTGTATGGACATATTTAGCTGAGTAGACGAATACTCTTCAAGTGACTTTTGGTTTAACGCCTGACCTTCTACAAAGTCCAACGTGCCCATTTGCACTTGATCCATAATGGCTTTGCTTATTTTAGCTGCACCACCAGGCTGTTTTTTATACGCAACAATCTGTAGGTTTAGCACTCCCTTGGAGTAGTCAACTTGGCGCGATCTAACTACGCCACGCATATCATTAGATTTACCACGCAAATAGGAGCTAATGTCTTTTTTATATTCTGATTTTGCAACCTTGTTAGTAAAGTTTTCTAGCCGTGAGCTAACTAACTTCATCGATATTTTATTCCATTTATCCTCTAGCCCACGATAAGTTGGGTTCTTGTCTTCGTCATAGTGAGGCTGGTTAATCATGTCGTTATAAGCCGCGTCCATGTCCATCAGGCTAGACTCGTAATTCTGCCCATACTGAGCAGCAGCCTCAGCCTTGTTACTGATTACCTCGTAGTCAGATACCACCTTAGTGAGTGCTTCAGTGACACGCATCTTGCCTTGAGCGGCTGATGAGATCGCACCTAATGAGATTTGCTCTGCACCTGGTACGCCTGTTTGATTAATGCCTGGTATTCTCATCCGATTCCCCACCAACTATTATCATTGCCGACCTTGCCAATATTACTAATCAAAAGACTTTCTCCCTGGCTCTTCATAGAACTAGCCTGTAATGATGCCCCTGCCCGTCTAGCTGATGCTGTGCGTCTTCCCTGCTCTGCTGCAAAGCCCATTTCACGCTCTGCCACGTTAGCTGCCTCTGCCATTACAGCTAGGCTAGAACCACTTGAAAGGTCCACTCCAGACTTTGCATAAGCCACTACTCGCTGGGCTTGGTCTTGCTCGTATTTATAGCGTGTCCTTCTTTGACGCTCTTTTGTTTCTAGTTCAGCTAATTGGGCACTCTTTTCGCCAGCCTCGCGCATATCTGAAGAAGCCTTGTCAGCATCGCTAAATTGCTTTAATGATCCAGCGATTTGAAAAAATGCCATAAGACTCATGTTAATCCCCCACACTTAAAGTGCCGAATATCGAAACGATATGGCAGGCTAGTGGTAAATCCTGTTCAATTTTTATACGACCATCGCGGTCATAACCTAGATTTTTTACTTTAATATCTTCTGACACGACAGGCTCTTCATTGCCAAAGTTTGTACCTGGTGACCTAACTGGTGGACGCTGTCCGTTGATAGTAGGTATGGCTGATTGCTCAAGGCGAACAAAGATTTCATTCCACCTTTTTATCTTTCCAAGGGTAGTGCCAGATCCTGCGTTAGCTCCAGGTCTAGTAGGTGTCAACTTAGATACATACTTTAGGCCAACCTTGATGTCTGTTGCTGTGTAGTTAAGGGCAATAGCACCGCTAGAAACGACCAGATCAGGGTGTACAGCACCATCAGCAGTAATCTGTACAGTTTTACCCTCAAGATGTGCAAGCCCTGTAACAGCAGATGTTGCGCTGCCAGAGTAGCTAATCATTGAGTCTAGGAAAATGTCTGGGGTGTATAGCTCGACATATTGTTTAGTCGCACCACCAATTGTCCGTTTAACAACAAACCAAAATTGATCTGGACCATCTTCTGAGATGACTGCTAGAGACTTATACTCGCCATCAGTAATGTGACGATGCCATCCAATAACCTCTTGGGTTGGCTCATAGGTAAGCATCAGCAATACGCCATCAGCGCGTAGGCCCAGAAGCAACGAGTCGGGCACATGGCTGTAGCTTAAAGTTGTTAATCCACCTGTGGTGATGTGTTCCGCTAGAAAAGTTACGTCATCAGACTGAAACGAGTCAGACTCCCACTTGTACGCCACGTTACGAACCTGTGTACCGCTTCGTTGAATAAAGAATACATCCGACCCAACATACGCTGGATGGCCTAGCTTAGATCCATAGCTGGTTTGTCTACGAACATCGACATTGGTAGGTGTGATAGCAGATTCATTACCGCCTGTGACCCTAAACTCACCGCCAGATGTACCGACAATCAGTACACGTTGAGCAGCCATCCACTTTATGTTGTTGACTCGGTCAGATGCAATTGCATAGCTGAGTCCATCAGACGCTTTAGCACCTAAATCGAAATCCTCATAGATGCCAGTTTTAGATGCCCATAAAGTCTGAGGCTTATGTGATGTGCCGCCATACCACAAGCGTTGCTCGTAAAACACGACCCCTGCTGGGAATCCTCTGAGCGTAGAAAACGCACCCTCTTGCCATAGGTTAGTAGCGTTAGTGTCTGTCGGCATATAGCTTAAATCTTTCACTGTGACGTTAGCTACAGTGGCTGATGCTACGCTATTGACGCGAACCCAAACGACTTCGCCAGCAGCATTGCCAGGGTTAGTGTCTACTTGCCAATCAGTGCCAACGTGAGAAGCGTCAAACAAAGAAGCAGAGGCAGTGAGATTTTGAGTCGCAGCAGAGGTGCTGGCAAAAGTAAGCGTAAGTGACTCGTCTTGGTTGACAGGTAAGAATGGGCCTTTTTTAAATACTTCGTCAGCAAGTGTCCAAGTGGCATGGGCTAACCTCGTTAATTTTCTGGGTTTGTGACTAGGGTGAACGATCCACATAACATCTGCATTTTGCGCGAACTGTAGTTCATTGACCTGAGAGTGAGTGTAGGTCGTGCTGATCTCATAGGCCGATCCACTAGCCTGGACCTGACCACCATTGGTATAAAATCGAATGTAGTTATTGCCGAACTCTAAAACGTAAGTCTGGTCAACGCTGAACTCAAAAGGGATTAATCGGGTTGTATGCGCTGAGTTTTTAACCTCGTTAATAAATCGAGTACCACCCCTACGCATCGCACCACCATGTGGCAAAGCCATGAAGTTTTCCATAGTCTCACAGCCACTTGCATACTTAGGCGAGTCAGTTCGACCATAAAGCCTGGGAGATAATTCACCTGATGCAAACGAGTTAACAATTGGGGTTAGTCTCATGCGCGAGCTACCTCAAATACGACTGAGTTAATGTCTTCAGATCCGACTTCTGCTCCATCGTAAATTGACGCATCAACAAGTGATTTTGCAGACATAGACCACATATCGTTAGTCAGTGCCCTATTCTGAGTTAAGGCATAGGCAACCTCTGCTGCTATACGACTTGCTAAAGCAAAGACTAAAGCTGGATCAAACTGAGCAGGGTCTGTAATTCGTGCAACATATTTAATGGTCGCAGTGTCTGTGTTACATACCAGGGTTCTGCCCTCAATGCGGTATGTAGTCGTTTCTTTTAATTCCAATACTGATAAGCAATGTGGATCGTTAGGCAGGCTGTAAGCCTTATCAAAACCCCACACTGGGTCTGATGATAGTTGAGCTAATGTTGCTCGTTGAATTGCACACGACCAGGGGTAAGCTCGTAGGACAGCGTCACGCGCATCTGCATAAACCGCATTGCACACGTTAGCCTCGGTTGACCCATCCGATAATGAGGTGATCGTATTAGCACCTAATAGAGCCATTGCTCGGTTGCAGATTGACACTTCACTAGCCATTTAACGCCTCCATCCACGATTCTTGCGAGGTGTTTGAACACGCAGATTTCGAGTTGAGTTATTGTTCGGGTTGCGGTCCTTATGATCGACATCCATGCCGTCACCTTTCTTGACCTTGCCCTTACTAATTAAAATACTTCTTGCTTTGTTACGAGAAGACCTACGCTTTCGCTGCTCTGGCTTGCTATGGTAATTGTCATACTCTTTACGATAATTCCTAGCCATGTCATCCTCTGTTTAAAAAAAAGGGGCGTATTTCAGCCCCTTGGTTGATCACACTAAGCTTAGGACTCGGTGCAAAGAACTTCGACTACACACTCGTCCTGGATGCGTGTTGCTCCAGCTACGAATGACAAGTACACCTGATGTGCATAACTCTTGTCTGCGCGTAAATCGATCTTAGTGGTGACATCCTTACCAATGCCCAGACCCATAGCTCCCTTGGTAAATGCAAAGCACTTACGCTGGGTAGAGTTAAGGTTTAGACGCTCTGAGCGCAAGAACTTGAAACCCATAAAGGTGTCAATGTCGCCCTGTACCAAAGCTTTAACACTGTTGTAATCGCTAGAACTAATCTGAGTTGTAGCCAAAAGGTTTGACACCTGTTGAGATCCCAACACAAAGAAACGATCTTCTTCGTCTACTTCATTTCCGTCTAAAATCTCTTTAGCAGAGATCAATTTAGCAAGGGTTAAGCCAGCA